GCTACGGCCCAATGCACTGGAATCGCCTTGACTATGTCATTAAATTCTGCTAATGCTTTGATCTGGAACAATGTAAATACAGGTTCAGCACCTATAGATCCACCAGGTTGGCAAGAAGTACCAACGAGAGCTGCATAATGAGTTTGACACAAACTCAATTTTTTAGTAAATTAACGACAATAAGGAATTTAAATTATGGCAAATTCAACATCAGCTAATTTAAAATTAACAGTTCAAGCTACTGGTGAAAACTCAGGAACTTGGGGACAAATTACAAATACAAACTTATTAATTTTAGAACAAGCAATCGGTGGTTTTACAACTTTCAATGTAACTAATGCTAGTAGAGCACTAACATTTACTAATGGTGCAATATCAAATGGTAAAAACGATGTTATTAAATTAACAGGTACACTAGCAGGAAACTTAAATGTTACAATTCCAGATTCAATTGAAAAAGTTTATAACGTACAAAATGCATGTGACCATGCAGGAAACACTTTAACTTTCAAAACATCATCAGGTACAGGTGTTCTTTTATGTGAAGGAAATAACTATGTATTATATTCTGATGGTACAAATATTGTAAAATTATCTGAACAAAGAAACTGGAGAGTATTTACAGCATCAGAAACAGTTCAAGCAGGTGCTAAATGTTTAGTAAACACAAATGGCGGAGCTGTAACAATAACTTTACCTGCATCACCAAGCACAGGGGATACAGTATCATTTGTAGATCAAGGATACGACTTTAATACTAACGCGTTAACTATAGGAAGAAATGGATCTAATATAGCTAACGATGCATCAGACCTTGTTGTTAACACACAAGGTGCAGGTCTTGAATTAGTTTATTCAGGCGATGCTACAACAGGATGGACTTACACGGAGAAATAATATGGCAGCACAAGGAGTATGGACAATAATATTTGATGATAAAGTAATTATTAAAAATTTTGCAGAAGGGGCTCAAGAAGGTCTTGGCTACAAAATTGATGACGACGCTTTTTGGAATGATTCTAAATTTTCAAATATTTGGGCTATTCAATATGGTACTTCCAATAGCTCTGATGAAGTAGAACACAGAGACGAAACTCAACATTGTAGTTATGCAGATGAAAACTTAGGAGACATCAGTCAATTTAGTAGTAGATGGGATGCAGCGCATCTTGCTCAATTACAACAAGATTGGGACAACGATAATGCAGAAGTTGAAGATCCGGAAGGACAAAATCCACCGGTTTATAGAATCGAAACAGAGGCGGAGAAAATTACTAGACTAGGTGCTAGACCTACTTCTTATTCTTCGTAGGAGAGAAAATGGCTAATTACGAAGGAACTAGATACGATTATTCAGGAGCAAACCTTACAGGTATTGAAGGTATTCCAACTGCAACTATTGTTCCTTGGTCTAGTGCATCTGTACCATCAGGTTTTTTAGAATGTGATGGTTCAGCAGTTTCAAGAACTACCTATGCAAGCTTATTTGCAATAGTAGGAACTACTTACGGAAGTGGAGACGGTTCTTCTACTTTTAATGTTCCTGATTTATCTAATAATGTAACTGTCGGAAAATCTAATAATAAAGCTTTGGCTTCAACTGGTGGAGCAGATACTGTAACAAACTCAGGAAATATAGGTGGTTCTACGGCTAATGCTACTTTATCAACACCTCAACTTGCTTCTCATAATCACCCTTTAGGAATGACTCCCCAAGGTAGAAAAGATCCGCCTCCTCAATCTCCGTTCGACCATACACCCGGAGCAGGTGGATTTCATAACTCAGGAAATTCAGGCAGTGGAGGTGGACACTCTCATAACATGAGCGCTAATTTTTCAGGTAGTGCAACTTCAGTTGTACAACCTTATCTAACTATAATGTATATTATAAAAACGTAGGATAAATTATGTCAAATTACGAAGCAACTAAATACGATTTTAATGCAGCAAACCTTACAGGTATTGAAGGTATTCCTACTGCAACTATTATTCCTTGGTCAACCGCTTCAGTTCCATCAGGTTTTTTAGAATGCAATGGTTCAGCAGTTTCAAGAACTACCTACGCAGGCTTATTCGCGATCATAGGTACAACTTATGGAGCAGGCGATGGCTCAAGTACTTTTAACGTACCTGATTTACAAAATAATGTACCAGTTGGAAAATCTAATAATAAATCTGTAGGATCTACTGGTGGTGCAAATACTGTAACTAAATCTGGAAACGTTAGTGCTAGTACAGGAAATGCAAGTTTATCAATACCTCAACTAGCTTCTCATACTCACCCCCAAGGTGTTTCTTACAATACAGGTACTCCACAAACAAATAATTTTGTTACTAACCCTTTTCCAAGAGGTCAAGGACCTAGTACTTTTAATAATACAGGTAGTGGAGGTGCACACTCTCATAACGTTAGTGCTAATTTTTCTGGTAATGCAACTTCAGTTGTACAACCTTATTTAACTGTTATATTTATAATAAAAACTTAGGATAAATTATGTCAAATTACGAAGCAACAAAATATGATTTCGATGGAGCAAATCTCACTGATATTGAAGGTATTCCTACTGCAACTATAATACCTTGGTCAGATTCTTCGGTACCGACAGGGTATTTAGAATGTGATGGTTCTGCAGTTTCAAGAACAACTTACGCTGCACTATTTGCAGTTGTAGGTACTACTTATGGCACTGGTGATGGTTCATCTACTTTTAATGTGCCTAACTTATCCGATAACGTAGCAATTGGAAAATCAAATAATAAATCTATAGGATCTACTGGTGGTGCAAACACCGTAGCATCAGCTGGAAACGTCGGTGGTTCTACGGCTAATGCTACTTTATCAACACCTCAACTGGCTTCTCATAGTCATGGTAAAGCTTATGGTATTAGTCCAGGTTTGGTTAAAAGCCAATTTAATAACTTATCTTTTTTTAAAAGATCAGGACAGCCGACAAGTTCTGGTAGTACAGGCAGTGGAGGTGGACACTCTCATAACATGAGCGCTAATTTTTCAGGTAGTGCAACTTCAGTTGTACAACCTTATCTAACTATAATGTATATTATAAAAACGTAATTATCTTAACATCATCCAAGAAGTTAATAAATATTTTTTACCTGATAGCGGTGGATTTCCTCTGTGTAAATATGGAAAGGCAGCAGGCCAAATAACAATACGACCAGCTTTGGGTTTGACTCTTTTTGAAAAATGTAAAAATTCTGTTTCACCACCTTCTTCAACATCATTTAAATAAATAGAAAATACAAAAGCTCTAGGTTCATTATCGTATCCTTGTCCATGTTCTATATGCCAAACATGATAACCTTCTGTAGGTAAAGTTTTTTGTATTTTTAAAGTTGTAAAATGAAAAGGCTGTCCTGAATATGCATCTTTAGCTCCTGTGTTTTCAAGATAATGATTCCATGCTAAATCAAAATTTACCATCATAGGTCTTAATTCTTCCCACCAAAAACTTATATTATTGGGGCATGCAAAAAATTGTTGGTCTTGTTTATGTAGAACAGATGTTTTTTCTGAACCTAATCTATTCATTGTATTATTAAATTCATTTTGTTTTTCATATAATTCAATAGCTATATCACAATCATTTTTAAGAATGTAATTATCATACACTCCTATAAAATTATCTATATTTACTGTTTTTTGATCCATTTTAAATCCTTTTCCGCTGTTATACTTCCAGTTGTTTTTAAAAAATTATCATATTTATGGTGTGCAAAATTTCCATTTTGATTTACATAGTGAAAAAATACTTGAGCCATACCTTCACCTTTATATACACCAGGTCTCCAATGTTTTTGGTAAAGTCCATTATATAAAATGGCATCTCCTTCTTCCAATTCAAATTTTTTATTTTCTACAACAATAGGCCAATTATCATATTTTTTAATACATGCTGTAACCGATATTTCACAAGAAGGTCTATCTTTATGTTTAGCTAGTGTACCTCCATATACATAATATCTCCAATATGCGTAAGTTGGAAATAAACTTAATTTAGATTTTTTTTCTACTATTGGTAATTTAACATCTAGTAGAGAATTCATTAAAGCATCATTATACCATGCAGGGGAAAATGATTGATTGTCTATTTGATAATCTTTATTTTCATCTAATTTATTATAACAATATTTTTGAATTGTTTTTAATTCTTTTTTGTCAAAAAAATTTTTGATTAATGTATTAACTATTCTAACCATGATACTATACTATACCTATTTCCTTTCGTTACCGGTTGGATGCCATGTGGGTACATAAAATTACTGGGAAAAAATACAATAGAACCTTTATCTAATTTAATTCTTTTCATTTCTTCTCCTTTTTGATTTGCAAAAATCAAGTCTCCACCCTTATAATTATTATTTAGATTCATTATAATACTTAAATGTCTATTAAAATTAGTGCCATTATCGATATGCACATTGTATTTTCCACCAATACCATATTTTAATAAATCTATTTGATTTATTCTTGTGCTTTGCATCCATGGGAACTTGGCGGTATAAAAACTAAATAATCTTTCTATTTCTTGTTTTATAAAATTCCAATAAAACATATCGGTAGGTGTATCCATGTATAGTTGATAACCTTTTACATTTCTTATACTTTTATCTATATTGTTTTCAGTTACCTTACTAGCAATTTTCATATCGTTTTTGGCTTTATGGTCTATAAAAGGTAAGACTCTATCTATAAACTTTGGACTAATAATGTTTTTTAATTCAACAATCGCTTCTAAATAATTCATTATTCTCCTTTAACTTTTTTATTATAATTAAATCCTTTATCATTAGAAATAATATTAAATATTAAACTATATCTATTTTGATTTATTTTAGAAGGTTCAACACCATGAATGATTGTAGGTGGGAATATATAATAGTCTCCTGGTTTTGGAGTTATTTTTAAATTTAATTCAGGAAGAATTAAATCAGTTCCTTTTGTTAAATATAATATTCCATGAACACACTCATGATCATGATAAGCAACACTATCACCTTTTTTAATTTCATTACCCCAAGCATTTTTAATCTCCATTCTTTCCATAAAATGCTTAAATATATTTGGATGAGTGGTTTGATATTTATTTATTAAATAAGTAATAAAATGATTAAAGGTATTTTTACCTATAAAATAATCCCAAGCTGTCATTCCTCCTTTTACATTAGTAAAATTTTTTAGTTCAGAATCTAGATTATTTTTAATTTCTATTAACATATTGTTAATAACATCCGGATACGGGTAATGACCAAAAATAATATTGATATTTCTCGTATAACTAACATTTATACTGTTACGTCCTTCTTCTAATTTATTATTTTTATTTAAAAAATTAATCATATTCTTTTATAAAAATACTGGCGGTATATCTTTTTAAATTTTTAATTTCACTTTTGTGTGCAGAATGAAAATAATTTGATGGAAATAAAATTGCTCTATTTGGTCTAAATCCAACATGTATATCTAATTCTCCATCTGTATAAAAAACAGTTCCTGTTGTAACACCAATGGGACCATCTAACATAACTAAAACATTTAGTTTTACTTCTTTATCACTACTATCTACATGGGGAAAAAATCTATCTAAATTTCTCATATCGATTCCACAATTATCGTGGACTTTTTTAATTTTTAAATTAAAATTTTTTTCACTTTGTTTTATGAAAGTATTAAAAAGGTTTGTATCATTATTTAAACAAAATCTATTACCATAAAAGTTTTCTTTTGTATTAGATAAATCTCCAGTCCAATGAGGGGTAAAATAAATATTATTTTTTATGTGACTTACAATTTGTTTAAGTTTTTCTTTTTCAAAAAAATTGTTGATAATCTTAATCATTTTTTATATTTCTACAACCATGTTTAAGCAAAAGCGATTAGGATTTTTTTTAGGTGCTATTCCTTTATGATACAGTTTGCTTGGAAAAATTAAAGCTTCTGATTCATTTGCTTTATAAAATTTCTCTTTCTTATTAATTTTAAATTTGGTGCCTCCATCATTATCATGTAAATTATATACTATAGAAAATTTATTATCATCTTCAAAATCATCATGATAGTGCATAACACTATTAGAATGATACCAATTCCAATATATTCTGACTATTTTTTTAAATTTCATAAATGAGTTTTTATGAACTACATCAAAAATAACTTGACCATATGTATTTAAAATAGCATTATAGTGATGCTCTTTTCCTGCATTAAAAGTAACACAAGAAAACCCTGAATCTTTTTTATTAATGACATCCGCCATATTTACATCACAGCCAAAAAACCATGTTTTTAAATTATACAATTCGTTAATAATTCTTTTATTAGTTTCTTTTGGAATATTAGTATTAATTATAGTTATCATCGTGCTTTCATTTTCTATATTTATAAGATATAAAGCACTATATGCTACAAAAATTAAATTTCAAGCCTGGTTTTAATAAGATGACAACAGAATCCGGAGCCGAGTCTCAATGGGTTGATGGTGATTTTGTTAGATTTAGATATGGTTTACCTGAAAAGATAGGTGGTTGGA